TCGATACTTCCTTTCCACACTCCCTGCATTTAATAAGTGCCATAAAAATATCCTCCTCTCTTTTTAAGTAATAATTATACCAAAACAGCTCATATTTAGCAATAGCAGGAGGTAATATTTTACTTTTTATTCATTTTCTTTATTTTATCTTCTATAGCAGCAATCACAAAGTGTAAGCTGGCATTTCATTTGTCAAATTTTCGCACAAGCTATGTCAAAAATCAAACAAAAAATAATGTACCTGCTTTTTGAACTAACACTCTACTCAGCAGATACATTATTTTTCCTGTTCCCATGTTCTTCTAAAATAAGATTTTGACCTGTTTTTTTTATTTTGTTAGGCTGATATTCAAATATATCACCTATATTGCATTCCAACACTTCACAAATTCGGTCTATGTGTTCAAGGTTTACCCTTTCTGCAAAATTATGATATATTTGATTAATAGTTGCAGGTCGTATTCCTGTTTTTCTAGCCAAATCAGCCTGTGTCCATCTCCTTTTAGCAAGTAACACTGGTAAATTTGATTTAATCATTCTATATACCCCGTATTTATTATACCAAATACGGAATATTTTTACCCATTTTGTTATATTATTACCAAATTAGTAATTTAGTAGTTTTTAATAATAATCTCATTATACTTGCCTACTTCTCCGTTTTTACTTCTAAGATTGTTACATCTATATACAGACATAATATTGTATTCCCTATATAAGTTACGAATATACTCACAATCATTATAAGACAAAATAAATTTGCCTTTTATATTTGATAATGTACTAGACAGATTTTCGTGATTTTCCTTGAAATCATCACTATAATATTTTTCAGTACCAAAATAAGGAGGATCGCAATAAAATAAAGCGTTAGCTCTGTCATAAGTCTTAATAAGGCTCACAAAATCATTATTTTCAATTATAGTGTTTTGCAATCTTGTATGTATTTCAGAAAAACGTTCAATACCTGAAAACAAATTTTTCTTTGAGCACCCAAAATTTTTTCTATTGCTTCCAAAGCTGGATTTAATAACTGTAAAATATCTTGCAGCTCTTTGTATATCAGTAAGACCCTCTGCATTTAATTGACTCTTATAATTGTTAAATAATTCCCTTGAAACCGTCACAAAACGTAATTCCCTTTGAAGTTCCTGCGGATGATATTTAATACACCTATACAAGTTAATCAAATCCTTATTTATATCATTAAAAACCTCTAACTTTGGTATGGTATCTAAGCCAAACATAACCCAACCTGCTCCACCAAAAACTTCAATATACCTGTCATATTGTTCAGGAAATTCGGCTATTATTCTTTTTCTTAATAATTTCTTGCCTCCAATCCATGAAATAAAACTGTCCATAAAATTTCTCCTTTATATATATAATATTTATTAGGGTATATAAAATGAGAAATACTATTAAATTTGTTTTATAAATGTCAGCGGTATTAAACCGCCTGTATATTTGTAATAAGCTGTCAACGTTACTAAACCGTCAGCCGTTTTTAAAAATATGTTAGTTTGTCCTGGCACAATTTCCGTAAATCCCCACGTATACGGATAACCACCGTTGTTGTAATCATCTCGTTTCCAGCTATTTAATGGCTTGGGGTCTTGGTATCCTGTAAACTCTGTTTCATCGGGTGGATAGCCTATTATATGCGGATAGCCTGCATTATTACTGTCAATTTTCCAACTGTTAGGCGGCTTAGGCTGCTGATATCCCGTAAAAACGGTATCATCAGGCGGATAGCCTATTATATGCGGATAGCCTGCATTATCATCTGTAGCCATAAGGCACACTTATATCAATTAATGGTCACGACTTATTCAAGCCAGATTTTGTCTATTTCTATAATACCATTTGTTGCACCTAAAGCTAAGTACATCTCACCTGTAAGAGCGGTAATGCCAAAGATTAGTGTATAGTCGCTTGCATCTTGTAAGTTTTGGTATGTATACGACGTATTGTTTTGCATAGTTGTATCCGCTCGATAGCCAACTACCGAAAACGAACCTACTGTAGATGATGTAACAAAATGCAAATTTAATGATGAGTAATCGCTTAAATCAATTTTGTTGGAAAAATAAGCTATAGTTGTGGTATTTTGTGCCCAACTGCGACTGCGTGTAATGGTATTACCAAAAACAAAAGACACTGCATTGCCGGATTGTGTATATTGTGCGGCAATATCACCGGCTACCTCCGTTAAACCGTTATTGAACAGGTACAACCTATCGCCGGATACAAGCTTTGCTGTTAATGCCACATTTGCTACAGCAAATCTATTTTGATTCAAATTACTGGCAACTTTAACAGTTAAATTGGTTGATGTTTCATCTGCTGCTACTGTAAGCAGACCATCTGCGGCAATACTTGTGCTGTCACTTGCAGCACCGCTTATGCTCCACGTTACGTTATCAACATTACAGATAAACTGCTGCGTGCCGCCATAATATACTGTTACTTCTGCAGGTGATATTGTTATATCGCCCACTGTTGGCACTTCTACATATGTATTGCTTGTATTAAACAGTGTACCCATATCACCGCTTAGGGCAGGTGTTGTAGTGCTATCATACCTTACAATCACCGTACTTTCGCCTGTTAAGTCCGCCTCTGTTGGCTCGTGGTCAATTATCTTAACGTTACCGCCAAGAGATGCACCAAGTTTAAGCCAATTATCACCGTCGTTAGTATAATAACTACCATCGTCAAGTAGCTTAAATCCCCTCTCTTTACCGTCAAATCGGCTTGTATAAACAAACCTACCGCTATCACTATCCTTAACAAAATAATACTTCCCGTTGCCCGAGCTGTCACCTGTGCCAAACACCAGCTCAGGCTCACCCGTTCCGTTTGCGCTAATCGGAAAACCTAAACTACATTTTACGTATTCTGCAACAGTCTTTCTTACCTTTACAGTATATAAGTTTTCAAACTCAGCATCCGTAAGTCCCTCAGGGCGTTCCGATGCAGCTATCGTCAACGGACTTGTATATGTAAAGAATTTATGTGCATTTGCACCTGTTACGGCTGTCCAGTAGAGCTTTTGTCCATTAGGGTCGGTATAGTCCTCAGTTTCCGTATTGCTCAATTCAGCCTCAATCACTTTGATGTTATCATCAAAAATTCGTATATATTTACGCAGCTGATTATATGCCTTGGTAGTGTCCAGTGCGTCAAAATTGGTTTCCATAAACTGTACAAGCATATATCTTGCAAAGCACCAAACAGCCTGCATTGTATCTGACTTAATAACATTTTCATTTACTATAG